GATTCTGCAAATCTTTATACATGGGGTGCTGATTACAGAACTACAACAGATACTGCACGAAGTTCACCAGTATTGTTACAAGGATACAAAGATTATTTGCCATCAAATTCGCCATATTTAGTTGGTCTAGTAAATGTCGTTTTAGCAATTAATTCCAATTCACATTTAATGGCGTGGGGTAACAATAGTCTTGGTCAGTTGGGGCTTGCAAATACGACTAATTATAATTCACCAAGAAGAACACTTCAATTTAACCTTGGAACGACAGCAACTCCAGCATTCAGATATTACCCACATTTTGTTGGTACTGATGGTACAGAACCTTGGAACACCCCAGAAACAACAATAGGATTATCAAGTTGGTCTTTTGTTAGTACGGGCGGCACAGGCACTAATAACGGTCATACTTTAGCAATTAAAAATAGTGGCGAATTATGGGCTTGGGGAAATAATGTGTTTGGAAATATCGGCGATGGAACAACTACCGCTAAATCATCTCCAGTACAAATTGGAGCATCTTCTTGGAAATATGCATCTGCTGGCGCTTGGGGTAGTTGGACATCAGCGGCAATTGCGCAAGACGATGCATTGTTTGCGTGGGGATTGAATGAAAGAGGTTCATTTGGTGATGGTACAACGATTAATAAATCCTCACCAGTTAGAATTGGGACAAGTTCTTGGTTGACAATTGCTGCTACTGGATGGGGAATGGCAGGATCTCTTAAAGGAGTTTCTGGAAATCTTTATGCTTGGGGTGTAGGAGCAAACGGTGCTCGTGCCGCATATTCTACAACGACAAACGTTTCATCTCCAGTTCAAGTTGGATTGTTTAATTTTAGAGTATCTCCAATTCAAATTGGTACTAACAGCTGGTCAAAAATTTCAGCTGGATTAAGTTACGCAGTTGGCTTATTGGCAAATGGGCAAATATATTCTTGGGGATTAAATAGTGTTGGTCAACTTGGTGATGGAACAACAACGAGCAGATCTTCTCCTGTATTCACTTCCATTACATCAGGTATAAGTTGGGCACAAATAACTTCTGCTGAAGTTACTGCTTATGCAAGAGCGGCAAATGGCGCACTCTATGCTTGGGGTGGCAGCGCACTTGGTCAACTTGGTGACGGTACAACAGTTAATAAATCGTCATTAGTGAAAATCGGTAATGAATCTTGGACTCAAATTTCTGCAGGTGGTAGTCATGCTATGGGTATCCTTGCTAATAATAAATTAGCTGCGTGGGGATTGAATGCAAGAGGTCAATTAGGTGATGGAACGACAGTAAATAAATCATCGCCTGTTGTGATTGGTGCTGAATCGTGGTCATCAATCACCGCAGGAGTTAATACTGCAATTGGTGTGAATAGTTCTGGTGCATTGTTTACTTGGGGTGATAATCAATACGGACAGTTAGCGCAAGGAACAACAATATCGCGTTCATCTCCTATTCAGGTCGGTATCGGCACAAGTTGGTGGAAAGGTGCCGCAAGCGATACTGGCGCATTCGGTACAGCAATTTATGTGACAAAGAGCGGAACAATAGTAAGCGCAGGTTACAACAATACAGGCGCAATGGGCGATAACACTATAACTTAACATATAAATATTCGTATGTCAAAATCATCACCAGTTTCAATTACAACCAGCAATCGAACAGCGGTCGCACTACTCGATGTGCCAGCAAATTCAGGAACTTCTTCTTGGACTGCTATCAGTGCAGGCGTCGATGGTGCATTAGCAATTAATGCATCAGGAACATTATTTGCTTGGGGTGGTGCAAATGCAACTGGCGATCTTATTCTTACTAGTTGGTCAAAAGTCAGTCAAGGATTGAGCCATGCAATGGCACTTGCGCCAAACGGCGCATTGTATGTTTGGGGATTAAATTCAACTGGACAACTTGGCGATGGTACGACTCTTAATAAATCATCACCAACACTTTTAAGTTCTGAAAGTTGGAGTCAAATTTCTGCAGGATGGTCTCATTCTGGCGCTATTCATTCGAATGGTGCTTTATATATGTGGGGATTAAATTCCTCTGGTCAATTGGGTAATGATGATGCTACAGCAACACCAGTTAATCGATCATCACCAATACAAATCGGCAATCGTAGTTGGTCATTTTTGTCTGTTGGTAATAATCACACTGCAGCTGTTACAACAAACGGTGAAATTTTTGTTTGGGGTAATAACTGGGCAGGACAAATTGGTGATGGTAGTGTTATTGGTTTCCGTAATAGCGGTGGATGGGATTCGTTCACTTTAGGTGGAAATAGAAGTGGCATCATCGCAGAAAAAGATTCAACAAGTGGTGCTAATCTTTTTGCTTGGGGTACTTCTGTTATTGGCGATGGAACAACAACTGCGCGCATATCTCCAACTGCGGTAAGTACATCAATTTCAAATTGGAATTATGTTGCTGACGGCGTCTCAGGATCTCATTATGCTGCCATTTCATCAAATGGTGCCTTATACACTTGGGGCATCAATGCAAATGGTCAACTTGGTGATGGCACAACAGTAAATAAATCATCACCTGTTAAAATAGGTTCAGAATCTTGGACAAGAGTTGCTGTTGCAGGCAGTCATACAATCGGTGTTCTCGCAAACGGCGCATTGTATGTTTGGGGCGTGAATGCAGGAGGTCAACTTGGTGACGGTACGACTGTTCCAAAATCTTCACCAGTTAAAATTGGTGCTGAATCTTGGACAGAAGTTGCAGGCGGTTCATTAAACTCGTATGCAATTCGCAACAATGGAACATTATACTCTTGGGGTTCTGGTACCAATGGAATGTTGGGAAACCAAGATGACCTATTAGTCAATCGTTCTTCGCCAGTTCAAGTTGCTGGCAGTTGGACAAAAATCACATGTTCTGATTCACATGTATTTGCAGTAAACTCCACAGGAAGTCTTTTTGGTTGGGGTAACAATTCAATTGGTCAAGTTGGTATTCAGTCTGGTGAGTCATTTGCGTTAAAGAAAACAACATCTTGGTCTAAAGTTTCTGTTGGAAAAGTTGGTATTGCTGCATCAGGTGGCACAATGCTCGCTACCAACTCAACAGGAATATTGTTTGGATGGGGTATAAACAATAATGGCGTTATTGGTGACGGCACAACAATTAATAAATCCTCACCTGTTCAAATCGGTTCAGAAAGTTGGCAATTTATCGCTTGTGGTGGGTTTGCGCCAAGTGCTGCAATTCACTCAAATGGTGCTCTTTTCATGTGGGGACCAAATTCACTAGGACAATTGGGTGATGGTACGACTGTAGGTAAATCTTCACCTGTTAAAATCGGTAGTGAATCTTGGTCATTAGTCAGTATTAATGGAAGCCATTGTGTTGGAATTCTTGCAAATGGTGCACTTTATGCTTGGGGTTCTGGCGTAAGTGGCATATTAGGTGATGGTACAACTGTATCAAAATCTTCTCCAGTCAAAATCGGCGCTCAATCGTGGTTAACTGTTGAAGCTGGTCTTAATCACAGTGTTGGTGTTCTATCTAATGGAGCACTTTATGTGTGGGGTTTAGGCACTTCGGGTCAAATTGGTGATGGTACATCAGTCAGTAAATCCTCTCCCGTTAAAATTGGCGCTTCAAGTTGGACATCTGTGGCAGCTGGAGTAGATTTTTCTGTCGGAACAACAAGCGCGAATGTTGCATTTGCATGGGGACTGGGAACAGGCGGACAACTAGGTTTTAGTGCAACTGCAGCAAATAGAAGTTCTCCTGTTGCTGTTGCTGGTGCGTTAACAACTTTTGTTCGACCAAACAAAGTTTTTGCTGGAATGAGTCACTGTGCTGCACTAGATTCTACAAATGGAACTGTGTATATTTGGGGTCAAGGATCAAGCGGTCAGTTAGGGCAAGCGACAGGAAGAGGAACAGTACAAAGTGCTGCACAAAGAAACACTCCCGTAACTGCTTCAAATTTCGGTGCTCCTGTTATTGATTGTTTCTCTGCTGGCGCCCGCGATTTCACTAGCCAAGCTCCTGCTATCGGGTTTGTTCGCGCCGATGGCTCATATTGGATATGGGGTAATAATGGCGCATCTGGATTGTTTGGTGATGGTTTAACAACACTCACAACCAGAACAGGACCAGAATATACAACCACCACATTGGGATCATATGATTGGGTTGCTGGTTCTATGCGCGAGCAAGGCGGCGCAGCGTTTGGTATTCGAAGAATTAACAATGGCGAGCTATTCTCTTGGGGAAGAGGTACATCTGGTGTGCTAGGTATTGGCGCCACAACAAATAGAAGTTCACCAGTAAGTGTTGGTAATGCTGGTGGAATTGGCTATTCAAGCGTTGCTGCTGGTGCTTTAACTGCTGCGGCAATTGATAAGAATGGCGGTCTCTGGACTTGGGGTCGCGGCACAAATGGTGAATTGGGTAATGGTGCTGCAACAAACACTTCAACACCAGGTAAAGTTGGCAGCGAAAGTTGGGCAATGGTTAGCATTGCAAGTTATACGTTAGGCATTCACGCTAATGGTGCATTATTTGCCTGGGGCGATAATGACTTTGGTAAACTGGGAGACGGCACAACCGTTCCAAAATCTTCTCCTGTAAAAATTGGCTCAGACAGTTGGAAATTTGTTTATGCTGGCGGTTACGCTGCGTATGCAATTCGCTCTGATGGTGCACTATTTGCTTGGGGAAGAAATGATCGAAATGGTTGCCTTGGTGATGGTACGACAGTAAATAAATCTTCACCAGTACAAATTGGTAATTCAAGTTGGAAGTTCGTTCGCGCAAGTGCAGAAAGTATTGCAGATTCTCCGATGACTGCAGCAGGAATTACTCAAGATGGTAGACTCTTTGTTTGGGGTTTCATAACTGGCGGCACATCAGTACAATCTATTACAGATCGTGTTGCTCATGAATACTACAAAACTGATCAATCTTCACCTGTTCAAATCGGCACTCGCACAGATTGGGAAAAGGTTGCATTCTGGGGTGCAGCAGCAGGCATCAATCAACGAGGAATGATGGGAATCGCCAGCGGCGAATTATATTCTTGGGGAGGTTTTAACTTTAATCTAGTTGGTGATGGTTTGGCAACATCAAGATCTTCGCCTGTTATAGTTATGGGTGGTAATGGTGATAAAATTTCACATCTTTCATTGGGTGGCTTTAATTCTGCTGGAGTCACAGCAAATGGGCTTCTTTATACCTGGGGTTTGGGCTTAAATGGCACTTTAGGTATGGAAGATTCAATCAGCCGTTCATCACCAACTCAAATTGCAACAGCGTTTTATATAATTTCACCAACACTAATCACTTCTGGCAGAACAGACGCTATTGGTTTAAGTTGGAATTTAGTTCGTGCAGGCGCTACACATGCTGTTGCACTTGACAGTAGCAACACCATTTGGGCATGGGGATTGAATTCTTCGGGACAATTGGGTCAAGGTGCAACTGCAAGCAGACAAAAACCGCTTAACTTGATTGCAGACTTTTCAGTTGGTGCGTATCCAACTAGTTGGAACATTGTAAAGGCTACTGCTGATGGTACAGTCGCAGTAACTTCTGCAAATATCATATATGCTTGGGGTGCTTCGACGAATTTAGGTGATGGTACTGCAGTGAGTAAATCTTCACCAATTCTTCTTGGTGGTGCAATAATTCGTTGCTCGCCAATTAAAGTTGGTACAAGTTCTTGGTCACAAGTAGCAGTTTCAAATAACTTTACAATGGCAATTCGCTCTGATGGTGCCTTGTTTGGTTGGGGATTCGGAACAAGTGGATATCCACATATAGGCGATCAATCTGTTGCTTCAAAATCTTCTCCTGTATTAGTTGCAGGAACACCAGGAACATTAAGTTGGATTGCTGTGAGTGCTGGTCATACACATTCATTAGCCATTACAAATACTGGCGGTATGTATGCTTGGGGTAATAATCGTTTCGGCATGTGTGGTGTTGGTACAGTTACTGCAGGTTCTACAAATATATTATTCTCACCAGCACAAATCGGTTCAAGTAGTTGGACTGCTGTTGCTGCAGGAGCATCAACTTCTCTTGCAATTGATACACTAGGTCGTATGTTCTCCTTTGGATTGAACAGCGCTGGTGCTCTCGGTATTGGGTTGGTGACAGATCGTTCAAGCCCTGTTTTAGTTGGCGCGAATGGATTTACGGCAGTGTCAATCAGTGGTTCAACGGCATCAGCAATTTCAAATAATAAAGACTTATTTACTTGGGGATTAAACACTGTTGGTCAACTTGGCGATGCTGGATGGTCTGCTCCAAACGTCAGTAGATCATCACCTATATTTTTGGATTATACCGTAAAATCAAATACATTTAGTTATTGGTCAAGAACACCAAAAGTTCTAGATGCAAATACGCAATGGCGTACTGTAGAAGCAGGTAATGGATATTTTGCAGCAACACCAAATTCAAACAACGTTTTGCATATGTGGGGATTAAATACTCTCACACCACAAGTTGGAGCAGCCGTTCTTGTGGCAAGTAGACTAGGTAGGAATGAGGCATTCCTACAACTTCCTAGACCAGTAACAGGCGAGATAGTTGTTGCGAATGTTTCGCTATCCAATCAACACTCTGCAATATTGCAATCGAGATAAATATTAAAAATTATTAGGTGTTTTGAATTTTATAAGTTATAATTAATTGTTATTTTGGAGATAAACTATGCATGAAATTGACATGGAGTTGAAACTTCAACTCGAAGGTAAGCATAAAGAAGCACGCGCTTTATCTGATAAGTTAGAAGCAATTGGTCCAGATAAAATTCTCGACCCAAACGGAAAAAACACACAAGATATTTGGTTTCGTCACTGCTTCAATCGTGGATGGTTCATCTTACAAGATGGAAATTATCTAGAAGGCTGTAAACTTCTTGAGCATGGTCGTTTCTTAAATGTTTATGGATCGCCTCCATTAAAAACAGCTGCTCCAATTTTCAATCCAGAAAAAGACGACATTAGAGGTAAGTCTGTCATCATCTCTCTTGAGGGTGGATATGGTGATGAGATTATTCATGCACGTTTTGCCAATTCATTTAAGAAAATGGGAGCGGATAAAGTTTACCTTGCCGCTGCACCTGAACTCGTTTCAATGTTCAGTAGAATGGACTCTGTAGATAAAGTGATTCTGCGCAATCAAGCACACACAGTTCAACATGATTACTGGGTTCCAGGATTTAGTGCAGGTTGGTTATCTGGCAATACGTTTGAAAATTTTGAAAATGATCCTTTCTTGAAAGCAATACCAGAATCTGTAACAGTTTGGAAAAATATTATCAACTCTGATAAAATTAAAGTTGGTATTCGTTGGGCGGGAAATCCAAAATTTGAACATCAACAATTTAGACGTTTTCCACCTAAGTTTATAACAAATTTAGCGAAGTATTCAGAACTACAAATTTATAGTTTGCAAAGAGATCATAATCTGGTAAATCTCCCAGAAAATGTTGTTGATTTGCAACATCTTCTCATTTCTTGGGAAGATACAATGGCAGCAATTGAAAATCTAGATATTGTGATTACTTCTTGCACAAGTATTGCGCACCTTGCTGCTTCTATGGGTAAAGAAACTTGGGTTATTGTTCCAATTCTTCCATATCATACTTGGACAGTTGGTGCGCCAGAAAGTACAACAAGTCCATATTACAAGTGCGTTAGAATTTTCAGACAAACCGATCATAAAACTTGGAATTCTACATTTCAAGATTTATACAGTGCATTGGAAAAAAAGTTCAATTTGCAAAAAGTTGAACACACTAATGAAGATCGCGTAACTAAGAGATTGAATCTTGGCTGCGGAACATTTAAATTTGAAGGATTCCTTAACGTTGACAAATCAAAAATCGTCAATCCAGACGAAGTTGTAGATTTGGATATTACTCCATGGAAGTGGGAAGATGACGAATTTGATCATATAGTCGCTAAAGATATTTTAGAACATCTCGGCGAAAAACCTCAAGACTTAATCAAATACATTAAAGAAATGTATAGAGTCACAACAAACGGTGGTATTTGGGAAGTTGTCGTTCCTCACTGGCGTTGTGATATTGCACTCGATGATTTGACGCATAAACGTTTAATCACAAAAACGATGTTCAATCTTTTCAATAAGAAAGCTCTTTATGAAGGAGTTGCTGCTGGAAGAAGTGAATCTTTGATTGCATTTGAGGAAGATATTGACATTGAAATCTGCGACGTTCAATTTGAATATACAGAACCATATAAGAAAAGAATAATGGCAGGCACAATAAGCGAAGAAGAACTTAATTATAGTTTAAATCATTTAAACAACGTTGCATATTCAATGCGTTTATTAATTCAAGTTCACAAGCCTGGCAGATATGACACTAAAGAAATTGAGGATTTGATTGATAATATTCAAAAAGCAAATCCTACAAAACTTAATATTGATTCGCCGATGGCAATACCATTTTCGAAATAATTTATGTCTTACTTGAAAGAAGCGTTTTATCCTGCTAATTTGGAGCATGCGAAACATATCGCTTTAACAAGCGATCCAAGCAAACCAAATAAATTTCAAGAGGAAACGCAATCAATTATTAATATGTTTCGTCCTTCTGCTTACATATCAAGCAAAAGCAAAGTCTTAGATTTTGGTTGTGGTATGGGTAGAATGTCAAAGGCTTTAATTGATGAATATCAATGCGAAGTGATTGGTGTTGATACTAGTCCTGGTATGAGAAAATATGCTCAAGAATATGTCGGCAATACTGAAAAATTTAAATGTTTAGAATCATACGACATACCTGAAAGTATTAATATCGCGTTTTGTTTTTTTGTATTGCAACATGTAGAATTTCCTCAGAAAGAAATTGACAATCTCACTAAAGTAATTGTACCAAATGGTTATTTGGCTCTATTGAACGAGCCACATAGATTCGTACCTTCTGGAGTTGATAAAAATAATTATGTTATTTGGGAGGATGATAACTTCAATATTGAATCTGCTTTGTTTGAAAATTTCAGAATAGTTGAAAGCAGACCATATATGAATCATCCTGTAGTTCGTTTACAACTATTCCAAAAGAAAAATGCGCCAAGAAATTTTAGTTATTCTACAAACACACTCTAGGAATAATGCACCTGATTTGGTGCACAAAAAACGTTATTGTGGTGCTTCTAAAATAGAAGTATCTAAACGTTGCACCTCATCTCTTTTCAACACTATTGAAAAGTGTAAGCAGGTATTACCAGATTTACAATATCGTTTGGTTATTGTTGATGATGATTCAGATGAAATTTTTATAAATTTCATCAAAAGGAAAATAAAGCAAGCCTCTTTCCCATGCGAACTGATTCACACAGAAAAAAGAGGTTTACATCCAAGCATAATGAGGTGTTATGAACTAGGTAAAGAACAAGGTAAAGATTTAGTTTATTTCGCTCAAGACGATTATTTGTATTATGAAACTGCGCTCGAAGAAATGATTGATGCTCATGCGCAGTTTAAAAAACTAACTGGGATGAAGATTTGCATTTTCCCATATGATGATCCAATTAGATACACTCTATACAATTATATGTACCGAGTATTCTTAGGTAAGAAAAGACATTGGCGTAATGCATATCATACCGCATCATGTTTTATGATGGAGCATAGCACCCTTGTAGATAATTGGGAATTGTTTGTTGCAATGGGCGAAGGAACTAGAGGACCTCAATGCGAAGATCGCTCAATTAATCGACTATTTTTGAATTATGATGAATTACCTAAAAGAAAATTAGAGCATTTATTGTATACTCCAATTCCTAGTTTAGCCTTGCATATGGGATTTGAATCGGAAAAAGATCCATACATTGAATGGGAAAAATTATGGAATCAGTTTCAAGAATTTGATTTTGTGGAGTTACCGAAAGATAAAAAGATTGTTTTGAATTTAGGTTCAGGTAAACAAAGAATATCACAAGCGCTTTATAATGACTTTATTGGAGATTATCATGAGATTCGAATTGATTTGGATGAAAAAGCGAATCCAGATATTCTACACGATATAACTAAATTGCCTATGATTCCTGACGACTCTGTTGACGCTGTTTACAGTTCACACTCTCTGGAACATATTGGTTTTTATGATGTTGCGGATTGTTTGAAAGAATGGTACAGAGTATTAAAAAGGGGCGGCGAGTTAAGAATTCTCGTTCCCGATATTTCTACTCCAGCAAAACATATAGCTGAGGGTGATGTGTTTCATGTGATGTACGAATCAGAAGTTGGTCCTATTCATGCTCTAGATGTGTTTTATGGACATAAAAGTCTTTCAAAATTGAATCCATGTATGCAACATAAAACGGGATTCACAGTTAAATCTTTTAAGGCTTTATTAGATTTTTTAGGATTTGAAAATATGATTCAATCAGATGGTTTTAATATAATTGTGAGAATAAGAAAATAATGGAAAGTTTATACTACAAATATGACTTAGACGTTGAACATGCATACATTATGCGCATCAAAGGAAATGAGCAATCCGAGCGTTATGCTGAACGATGCGCACAATCCTGCGAAAAAGTGGGACAAAAGTACATCATTTGGGATGCGTTTGATGGAACTATTAATGGTAAAGAAATTCAATTTCCAGATCATGCAAAGTATGAATCAATCTACAAAATTCTAAAACTTTCAAGTCATTATATCACGAAGGCAGAAGTCGCCTGTACATTGACACATTTAAGTGTTTGGCTTGAATGCGCTAAAATTGGAAAGCCTGTGGTAATTCTAGAACATGACGCCATAATGCTGCAAAAGTTCGAACACATGCATTCTCTGAATGCAATTGTATATCTTGGCGGTGAAGAATGGGTTAAAAAGAATTGGCCAATCACATATGTACCGCCAATGGGAAGCGATGGTATCAATTATCGTTTTATTTGCCGCGCACACGCATATGCAATTGACCCACCAATGGCTAAAAATCTTTTAGCCTATGTGCTTAAGAACGGAATTTATGGTGCGCCAGATTATATGATGCGTTTTGATCTATTCAATATCACACATCAAGGTTGTTATGCGTATGACGAATATTTTAATCGTAACGATACAACAATTAAGTATCGCAATCCATACGCGATACCACGAAACGAACATTTAGAGAGATAACCATTCCTCTAATGTTTTAAAGTTATGAGCGAAATCTTGTTCCGCTCTCGTATTGAATTGATATTTGTTTTCTAAATGATTTGGAAAAGGAATATTGATGACTTCTCCACCATACTTTTTCTGAATCAAGAGCGCGACCTTTTCGAACGATATTGTTCTTGACGTACCAAGGTCGCGTATTCCTTTAAATCTTTCTTTGCCTGTCATCACAGCAATGACATCTTCAACACATATAAAGTCACGCAAGCAAAGGTCAGAACGTTCAAAGATACGAATTAAACCGTCATTAATTGCTTGGTTTCTAAATTGAGTGACTGGGCTTGCTTGACCACCTTTATGATTCTCACCATCACCGTAGACATTATAGAGTCTATATCCTTCAAACGAATTGAAGCGATGTAGATTATCACTAACCCATTGCTCAACTACTGCTTTACTAAAAGCATATTGATTTAGTGGATTGATGCATCGCCCAGTCATTGAAGTAAATGTGTTTCCAAAAACGGAGGCAGAAGAAACCCATTTCACAGGCACACCATGTTCAATACATTTTTCAAACAACTCAATGCTAAATCGAATATTGTACTGATATAATTTGTTTACGTTTCTTTCGCTGGCGTCTGAAATTCCACCGATGTGATATACGCATTCTACATCTTTCCAATTATCAAACCCATATAAAAGATTAAAGCAATCTTCCATACCATATGTTTTCACATTATCGCCAAGAAGCGGCAACAAACGCGAACCGATAAAACCTTTATGTCCCGTCAATATATTCATAAATCCTCCGCATTGATTGCTTTATCGTCAATCCATTTATCATATTTTGGTTTGCGCATTTTCACGGAATGAAACTTGCAACCCCATTGAATCAATTGTTGTTTCGTAAGTTTAGTAAAATTTCTGTTCGTAGCCATACCACGAGCAGTCCAGTAATGTATCTCATGCCCTTCATCATATAATGCATTTATTTTCGCTATGCGTTCATAAAGCGGAACGGCTTGTGTGTAATCTCGTTTTCCATCTTTTCCTAATGGACTTACGCAAATCGTATCGTCAATGTCAACAATGTAAATCACTTTTGCGAATCTCCAGGCATAACACGATAATTATCTTCAACAGAATCTGGAGTTGAAACTTCTAATATAGTACCTTCGGTAATGCAATGAAGTTGATGCATTTGTAACGGTTCATTTGTCCAAACGTCTCCCTTACCGAAAACCTTTAAGTGCTTTGATGCGTCTTTAGGGTCTATCCAATGTATCTCGAATAAACCACTCAGCACATACCAAGTTTCGTGCTTTTCTTTATGAAAATGCATACTGAACTTGGCGCCAGTATTGAAGTTCATAAATTTGCCACAGTAAAGATCATTACTGACAAATATTTCTTCAGAACCCCAGCCTTTTTTCACCGTACCAATCAATCTCGTCATAATTCACCTAAAATTTTAGTCGTTGAGTATCCTTCCGTGAATGGGATAATCACAACGATAGCCAAATCATTACCCACAACATTTTCTGCTTTGTAATCTCCACCTTTTGTAATGATATCAGGTTTTAATTCCTTTATCAAGTTATATGGTGTATCTTCATCGAAGATGACAACTTCATCTACAAATTTAATCGATTCAAGAGATTTTTTTCGATCTTCTTGATTGTTAATTGGACGTTTGATTCCTTTTAAACGACGAACGCTGGCGTCCGAATTAAGACCAACAATGAGATAGTCGCCAAGGGCTTTCGATTTTTCTAGCAAGTCAAAGTGACCGCGATGAAGAATATCGAAACAACCATTTGTGAAAATTTTTCGTTTAATTAAATCTTCTACTTTAAGTGTATATGTTCCTAAATGCTGAACACAAACCCCTGCGCCACGATTCGCGATTTCAATTGACTCATCAATTGTATGACCTTTTTCGATTGCATATACTAAAGCCGCCATAAAACAATCACCAGCGCCAGTCACATCGGCGACTTTATCCGAAGTTGCTGGAAGGTTTTTAATTTGATTATTGTAATAATACGTCACGCCCTCTTTACCACGAGTTACAATAAACAATTTTATATTATGCTGCTCTGCTGCAATCTGAATGTTATGATCGGTCGGATTGCCATAAAAATCTTTAAACTCTTTCTCATTACACTTTATGCAAAAAACATCTTCGTAATATTCAAATTTGCGTTTCGGATCTACGAATATCTTCACTCCCGATCTTCGTATTTTCTGTAAAATGAGTTGAAAGTTATCCAACGTTCCTTTGTTATAGTCGCTTATTACAACAGCTGAATAATCGGTAAAATTTACTCTATTGAGGTTGTAAATGACTTCTTGGTTGTTTCCGACGACCTCGTTATCCAATCGGCAGATAATCGTATTATCGACGATAATTCGCGTTTTTTGACAGGTTTCTTTAGAATGAAAGAAATCTACATCAAAACACAAACTTTTAAGGTTTTCGTACACATTTCCCGCTCCACCAGCCTTATTTTCGACTTTTTGCTGTTTTACGAGTGGAGTGGGTCCTTCTGGGTTCAGCTTTTCGCAGGAACCAAATATAAAGGTATCTTGGATCAAATCACCGATAAGAAGGGCTTTTTGCATAAAATAAATAGAATAAATATCACAGAGTATTATATTTATTGTACTCAAATAAGTCAAATTAGCCTCGATGGAGAGTGAAATCGAATGGCAGAGAATAAAACATTTAGCGTCAAGAATGGATTAGATGTAAATCGTACGATTGTTCTTGATGAAAGCAGAAATTTAACGAATATCGGCACAGCTAACGTTGAGACTCTTGTAGTCAACAATGCCGTTATTACAAACGCCACGTTACCTTCTCTGGACGCAGCTGCGAATACAGTCGCTGTAAGCCAAAACGGAGCAGGTACTTTATCCAAGGCTCAATTAAATTTTGTCAATACAAGCACTGTTGGAATTACCGTCTCCAATAATGGCGGCGTAGCAAATATTGCCTTCTCAGCAAATACTGTAAAAGAAGATGCAGCTGCAAACACCGTTGCTGTTTATTCTGAAGGAACTTTACGTTATGCCAACGCAAACCTCAATTTTAATAACACCTCAACAGTTAATGTAACTGTAACGCAAGATACAGCATCAGGGGCTGCAAATCTTTCCGTTTCCGTCAACACTTCTGCAATTCTTGCTTTCTCAAAAGGTGAGAAGGGTGAGAAGGGCGAGGTTGGCGCCAAAGGAATGATGGGCGATCAAGGTTATCAAGGCGTTCAGGGTGAAAAAGGACAAAAAGGCGAACAAGGGTATCAAGGTTTCCAAGGCGTTCAAGGTGCTCAAGGTGTGCAAGGTTCGACTGGTAATGGACTAGAAGTTGCTGGTACAGTTTTGGACGAGATTGATTTACCATATGTTGGTATCAACCAAGGTGATGTTTATTTAACAAGCAACACATCAACTCTTTGGGTATTCAATTCACTTGAAGGTGAATGGAATAGTCTTGGTCAATTGACTGGTCCACAAGGATTTCAAGGTACGCAAGGTGTGCAAGGACCACAAGGAGTTCAAGGCGCACAAGGCGTTCAAGGTCAAACAGGTGCTGGTGAACAAGGCTTCCAAGGAATTAGAGGCGCAAGTTCTTGGACTCCAATCACAGACAAAATTACACAGAGCACCGTCGATTCTAATTTGTTTACTAAAACAAGTGGCGGTAATGCATGGAACGCTGAAGTGTATTCTAAGGAAGGATATACGAGAGGTGTATTCGTAACTGCAAACGTTGCTCAAGCAAATGTTTATGCTATCGTTGGATTGAATGAAGATCCACAAGCAAATCCAAGTTTCACTTCAATTGACTACGGGTTCTATTTTGATCCAACTGGAACTGTTTCTATATTTGAGGGTGGATCTTCAATTTCTTCTGAAGGAAATTACGGGACCAACACACAATTTACAATCACTTATAATAGTTTATCTGTACAATATTATAAAGATGGAACGCTCGTTCGTGATGTTGCAAGAGTAGTCGGCAATCCATTATATTTAGATACTGCATTTTATACAAATGCCGCATCAATGTATATCACCTTTGGTGCGATGGGTGAAGCAGCTGGCGCTCAAGGTGCTTCAGGTGTACAAGGCGCTCAAGGAAGACAAGGCGCTGTAGGTGCTTCGGGCGATGCTGGTCCACAAGGTCATCAAGGTGTTCAAGGTACACAAGGTCATCAAGGCGTTCAAGGCGCACAAGGTGTTCCTGGCGTTCAAGGTGCGACAGGAACACAAGGCGATCAAGGCGCGCAAGGGTTTCAAGGTTTAAGTGGCGTTCAAGGCGCGCAAGGTGTTCAAGGTGCGCAAGGTGTTCAAGGTGCGCAAGGTGTTCAAGGTGTTCAAGGTGCAACTGGTGCTGGTGCACAAGGTGCGCAGGGCATTCAAGGTTCACAAGGAGTTCAGGGCGCAATCGGCGCGCAGGGTGTACAAGGCGAAAGTAATGTAGATCAAATTCTTGGTAAACAAACGATATGGGTTCCTGCCATTTCAATGGTCACAACTACAACAAATGGCGCCATATTGTCAACGACAGAAACTTCAACAAACAAACTTATGATTGCAGCGTTAGACTTTGATGCATCAACTGAAAACTATGCACAGTTTATGATTCAAATGCCAAAATCTTGGAATGAAGGAACGCTAAACGTGCAATTTATTTGGTCACACCCAACAACAGCAACTAATTTTGGTGTTGTTTGGGGAGCTGAAGCAGTTGCATTTAATGATGGTGATCCATATGATACTGCATTTGGTACAGCTGTAACTGTAGCAGATACTGGTGGAACAGCAAATGCCATTTACAGAAGTGCTGAGGCAACAGGATTGACCGTTGCTGGATCGCCAACAGCAGAGGAATATGTTGCGTTTAGAGTTAAGCGTGTTGTATCTGATGGTTCAGATACAATGGGTGTCAGTGCAAGATTGCATGGCGTTAAAGTACACTATGTTATTGATGCAGCAAGAGATAATTAAACATGTTGAATATAACTTCTGCGAGTGGGTTTGGTGCTAATTATGCAGCAACTTTACCCGAAACCATATATCCTGCATTTTCACAAACCGTTGCTTTTACAAGTGCTACTAGTGGTACAAGAATTAAATTACCGAACTATGTGAACACAATTCGTGTTTATGCATGGGGTGGCGGTGGCGCAGGTGGTGGTAAAGGACCAGGTCCTCTTGGACCAGAAGGTGGTCCATCAACACCAGGCGCAAGAAGAGGCGGTACTGGCGGTGATGGTGGTTATGTAAAAGCAGATTTTCCAGTCCCACCTGGATCAATCATTTATGTTCGTGTTGCTGGTGGCGGTTCTGCTCCAGGCAGCAGTACTGTTGGTGGTTCTGGTGGCGGTTACTCATCTGTTGAATTGCCACAATCATTTCCAGCATATCATTTACTTGTCGCTGGTGGTGGCGGTGGCGGTGGTAGAGCACCAACTGTAAACAGTTTGACTCCAAGCCCAGCATTTCCTGCAGGAGATTATTATCCAGGATCTGCAGGTGGTCCAGCATTCGCTTCAGGTTCTGGAACAGGTTTTTTATTTGGTAGCGCTGCAACAGTTTCTACAGGCGGTGTTGGTGGATATCAACCAATTGGCGGTGTTCCTGTGCCAGTACTGGGACCAGTAAATGGACCAATATATGGACCATTACCACCAAGCACAGGACCAAGTCGTGCAGCAGAATCTGGAACATTTTTACGAGGTGGTGGTGCAGTAGGTGGCGCAATCAATGGTGGTGGTGCAGGAAACGCAACATTACCGCCACCAGCATGGCCAGGAACAAGTTTTGAGCCTGGTCCATATTCAATAAATAATTCTGGCGGTGGTGGTGGCGGCTATTATGGCGGTGGTGCCGCACATCCTCGACAATATGTTTCAAGTTCTTTTGCATTTGGTGATGCAGGTGGTAGTGGCGGTTCATCATATATTAATCCAGCAGGTTCAAATACTGCTATGGCAAATAGTGGACCATATACGCCAAATCCAGTGTATTCAGCATATTATTCACCAACCTACAAGATTGCAACTGGTGGTATTGGAATGACTCCACCACAAGCAAATTGGAGTGCTGAGGTTGGTGGGGATGGTTTAGTTGTAATTGTATATTAATATTTGGAGATTTTATTATGAATGATTTATATAAAAATGGATACCGAGTATATCGTAATGCTGTTTCTAAGAAACTTCTCAATTTTATCGCATTACAGATTAATATGCAAAAAGACTATGAAAACTTTTCAAAGGGTTTACCTTTAAACTCATATGTTGCTTGGGATCCAAATCAAAAATTCTCGCAAGGAGATGAGCAAGTACCAAACGCATACAGTTTTTCTAGAACATTTTGCACTGAATCATTTTTAATGACGATGCTTCCTTTTATGGAAGCGCAAACAAATAAAAAATTGCTACCAACATATTCTTATGGTAGAATATATTTTCAAGATGCAGTTTTGCAAATTCATAAAGATAGACCAAGTTGTGAGTTTTCTGCAACATTACCAATTCAAACTCATGGTCAAGAATGGAGTATTTACTTTCAAGATTTAAACGGCAAAGTAAAAGAAGTTGTTTTAAATGAAGGTGATATATGCATTTATTGGGGGACAGAAGTAAATCACTGGCGCGAAAAATTTAAAGGCAATTCATATATGCAATTGTTTTTACACTATGTGGATAAAAATGGACCTCATGCTGACTGGGCTTTTGATAAAAGACCAATGCTTGGTGCGCCAGCAGAAACTGCGTTACAAGCACAACAAGAAAAACTAGAGTGGTAAAGTACCAATAAATATAAGATGGCAGAAATAACATATAATTACGAAGAGATCATTCCTAACGTAAAACCTTATAGAGGTTATGACGATTTCATCCATTCAATACGAATAAAGGTTAGTGCGACTGATGGTAATAACACAGTTGAGACTGTAGGTATTTTTGAATTGAATGTTGATCAAGAATTCACAGAAGAAAATCCTTTTGTTCCTTTTGATCGATGGGATCGCGCAAAGGTTTTGCAAGTAGCAGATTCGCTTCTTGAAAGAGCAAAAACGAAAGAACGGCTTCAAATGAAATTGAAGGTTGCTGCTGCAAAACCTAAACCAAAGAATTTTAACATTTAACGAATCATGGCAGTTTTATCCGCTCTCAAATCTGGAAATACAGCTCAATTAGATGCTTATGTTGGCTATCTAACCGAGATTGTTTATGACACAGATAAAAACACCATTCGTGTTCACGACGGCACAAAAGTTGGTGGATACGAACTAGTCGGTAATGTCACACGTGATGGAAACAACATCATATATGGTGACAATGTTTCATTCAGCGCTGGCAACACAACAATCACAATTGATGATAATGGCGTTCGAATTAATTCGAACACATTAATTGTCGGAACAACTAATGTTCTCGCTGCTATTGCTAATGCTGAAAATGTTGTAATAAAAGTCGCTAACAATTTAGTTGGCAATGCTGCTGTTTTAAATTTTCAAAACGGCAACAATATTATTATAACAACAACATCAAATGGTAATCAGATTAATTTGCTGTTCTCATCAACCGCAACTGGTAATGGTGGCGGTAATGGTGCAAGTGCATTATTAAATTACACTTATAGTTCAAATACAGATAACGTCACACCTGGTGTTGGTATTGTTAAATTCGATAGCGAAGATTTAACAACAGCGACAGAAATGTATTTGGATTATTTTGATGATTATACCAACGATCTTAGTGATTACTTTACAAATTTAAACAACGATGGCACTGGTTATATTAAGATCATCAGTGGTACCAATCCAGAAAAGTTTGCGATATTTGCATATTCTTCGATAAATGATATTACTGAAACTGGTTATAACATTTTCAGCATTAATCATATATCTGGCGGAACTACTTCATTTGATGATGCCGAAGATGTAAGACTTGACTTTGATCGTTTTGGTGGCACTGGTGGTCCTGCTGGAAATGTTGGTGTTGAAGTTGAAGAATGGTTAATTGGTGAACAACCAGTTATCAATTTTAAAAGCGGAAACACTGCAAACTTAATTATAACTGGTGAAGAAGATTCAAATAACTTCCGAACTAATGTTTATATTGATCTTGTAGCAAGTTCAATAGTTGGCGCAAAAGGCGAGCCTGGTGCTCCTGGTGGTGCGCAAGGTTTCCAAGGCGCGCAAGGTTTCCAGGGTGCAGCTGGTGGCGCAAAGGGTCAAAAAGGTATAAAAGGTGACGTTGGTAGTAAAGGTCCTCAAGGTTTTAGAGGCAATCAAGGAATTCAAGGCGCACAAGGTCAACAAGGCGCACAAGGCGCACAGGGTCGACAAGGTGCTCAAGGTTCTCAAGGTTTTCAAGGTCCACAAGGCGCGCAAGGTTCACAAGGCGCACAGGGTGCTCCTGGTGCACAAGGTACTGCTGGTGCACAAGGTGCTGCTGGTGTTTCAAATGTCCCAGGACCAAAAGGTGAACCTGGTGCACAAGGTGAACCTGGCGCTCAAGGTGCTACAGGTAGTGATTCATTTATTCCAGGACCAAAGGGAGATAAGGGAGACAAAGGAGATAAAGGTGTTGGAGCACAAGGTGCTGCTGGAGCGCAAGGTGCTACTGGTGAACCTGGTCCTCAAGGCGCTCAAGGTGCACCTGGAGTACAAGGCGCTGAAGGTTCACAAGGCGCTAGAGGTTCAGACGGCACCGCAGGATCTCCAGGAGAAAAAGGCGATCCAGGTCCTCAAGGAGCTCAAGGTGCTGCTGGAGCGCAAGGTGAACCTGGAGCACAAGGTGCAACTGGCGCAGATTCGTTTATTCCAGGAGCAAAAGGCGATAAAGGTATAAAAGGTGATGTTGGTGAAACTGGACCACAAGGTGCTACTGGTGCACAAGGTTCGTCAGGTGCGCCTGGAGTACAAGGTGCACAAGGTGCACCTGGTCCACAAGGTGCTGTTGGCGCTCAAGGTGCACCTGGAGTACAAGGCGCACAAGGTGCGACAGGCGATACTGGTCCACAAGGTCCTAGTGGATCTGGCGCACCAGGAACTCCAGGTGTGCCTGGTACGCCATCTAGTGTTCCTGGTCCACAAGGAGCAACAGGAACTCCTGGAGCACAAGGCGCTACTGGTGATAAAGGCGATAAAGGTTCAACAGGTCAAACGGGCGATACTGGTCCGCAAGGTCCGCAAGGCATTCAAGGTGCTCAGGGTGTTCAAGGTCATCAAGGTCATCAAGGTGTTCAAGGTCATCAAGGTGTGCAGGGTGAACAAGGCGCTCAAGGTTTTCAGGGTGAACAAGGATTTCAAGGTGTACAAGGCACGCAAGGTTCGCAAGGTAGAATAGGTCAAACTGGTGCGGCATCTTCTGGCGGCACAAGTTATTTGTTCCAACCACCAGGCGGTCCAGATGGTTCTACAAGCGATAGTGATCCAGGAACAGGTTTCTTTAGGTTTAATGATGCCGACATTACTAGCGTTACGAGAATTTTTATTGATCCAGGTGATGTTTGGCAAATTCGTCACGATACATGGTTAAATTCCTTTGACGACAGTACAAGCACTTATAAAGGCATTTTAGAAATTGAAGAAAATGCTGTACCTGAACCTGGCTTGGAAGAAGAACACAACTTCTCTATGTGGCGAGTTACTCAAGTAGAGTACATACCAGACACAGGAAGTGGCGAATATTTTAGAATTCATGTTGTATACATTTCTGGTCGCATGCCAGCATCAACATACGGAAACCCATATTCAATTCGTTTTTATCGCACAGGCGATAAAGGAGATCAAGGTCCTCCAGGTGGTCCACAAGGATTCCAAGGTGCTGCGGGTGCACAAGGTGCACAAGGCATTCAAGGTGCACAAGGCATTCAAGGGTCTCAAGGATTCCAGGGAGCACAAGGATTTCAAGGAGCACAAGGCATTCAAGGAGCACAGGGATTCCAGGGTGCACAAGGCATTCAAGGCGCACTTGGCGTTCAAGGTCCGCCAGGATTTCAAGGAGCACAAGGTGCGCCAGGAGCCAGCCCTATTGGTCCACAAGGCATTCAAGGCGCGCAAGGATTCCAAGGTCGCCAAGGATTTCAAGGTGCTCAAGGTGCTCAAGGTGCACAAGGATTTCAGGGCGCTCAAGGTATTCAAGGGGCACAAGGATTTCAAGGTCCTTCTGGCTCTCCTGGAGTTGGTCCTCCAGGTGTGCAAGGTGCACAAGGAATTCAAGGAGCACAAGGTTTTCAAGGCGCTCAAGGATTTCAAGGTCGTCAAGGATTCCAGGGAGCACAAGGATTTCAAGGCGCGACAGGATTTACAGGACCACAGGGTTTGGCTGGTGCAACTGGTCCGCAAGGATTACAAGGACGTCAAGGCATTCAAGGTGCGCAAGGATTCCAGGGCGCACAAGGTTTTCAAGGAGCACAAGGTTTTCAAGGTCGTCAAGGATTCCAAGGTTCGCAAGGATTCCAAGGTTCGCAAGGATTCCAAGGTTCAACTGGAATTCAAGGATTAACTGGACCACCAGGCAGTCAGGGTACACAAGGATTTAGAGGTGCAACAGGCGATCCTGGATCACAAGGTGCTGCAGGCGCAGCAGGTCCTCAAGGCGTACAAGGTGCAGCTGGAACACCTGGCGCTGGAGGCGGATTTACAGAATCTTTAGAAAATGTTCATACTGCAGCATTTACGTTAACGCCTTTAGGAACAACAAAATCTTCGTGGTTAAGATTTCCTAATGGAGTTTTGATGCAATTTGGTGTAGTTAGAGCACCAGCATTTCCAGGATATTGGGCTGATAATAGCACATGGTCAGTAACTTTTCCCACAGCATTTGATACAAATGATGGTGATCCACTTAACTATTTTTACCCAGTAATTTATTATGGTGGTTCAGTATCAATCAGTAGTTCAACACAAAGACAGGCTTGGACAGAAATTTTAGATACTGGTTTCACATCATTGGGTGTGTCAGGAAAAATTAGTGAGGTTGGTGGTGGTGGTGCAGCCTCTGTTGGTGTATATTGGCTTGTAATTGGTAAAGCGCCAGCATAATATTTGGAGATTTTAAAATGCCGTATGCATATTACTCGAATACGACAAAAGGTTTTTATGTAACTGAACTTAATTACCCAAGATATCCTGATGATGTGATTGCCATCACACAAGAACAACATGAATATTTTTTAAATGAGATAAATGGTAATAATAAAACGATTGTTGTAACTAATGGTGATATCGGTTTAGTTGAAAAACCACCACCAATAATTGATTGGGACGCAATAAGATATAAAAGAAATCGATTATTGCTGCAATCAGATCACACGCAACTGCCAGACTTTCCAGAAGCCAAAAAATCTCAATGGGCTACATATAGACAAGAACTTAGAGATATTCCACAAACATACGCAACACCATCAGATGTGATTTGGCCAACGCCACCAACTTGAGGACTATTTTATGATTAATGCTTTTGTGATTAATTTGACAAAAAATTCAACAAAACTTACTTCTTTCATTCGACGTTTCAATCAACAGTTTCCAGATAAATCTAAGATTGCGCTACATCGTTATGAAGCAGTAGATGGTTTAACTATAAATCACGATCAATTGTTAAAAATGGGTTATGATACTTATCGCTCTTGGCGCGATCCATATCATAATCGTAAGTTCACGCATGGTGAAATTGGCTGCACTTTAAGTCATTTTGGTGTTTGGAAAAAATGTATTGAATTAAATCAACCGATTATTGTTTTTGAAGACGACATTGAATTTCTACCTAACTTTAATCTAGATGATATTGTAGAAGTTCTTAAAACAAAAGAGTTCGTTTATCTTTCAAGAAAAGACATTGGTGGTAAATCGAAACAAATTAATGATAAGTTGGCAATTCCTCCATACGCATACTGGACTTGCGCTTATGCATTAACTCCAATTGCTGCCGTTAAGTTATGCAATAATTTTGCATATAATAATATTTTGCCTGCGGATGAGTATTTACCTTTAATGTTGGATGTGCACCCATCTCCAGAATTAAATGATCATTTTATGCACCTTCCTAAAATAGAACCTTTGGCATTTGAGCCAAGTGTATGTAAACCTGTAGCAGGTGCATTTAATACTTCCGATACAGAAATTGGAACAGGAACCAAATACTTTAAAGATTTTGATTTAAAGGTTGTTACCGTCGCGACCGATTTAAGTAAAGCCAAACAACTATTAACATCAGCAGAAAAACATAATATTAAAGTTAGAGTGCTTGGAGCAAATAAAGATTGGACTGGTGGGGACATTAAACGAGGACCTGGCGGTGGTACGAAAGTTAATTTTCTTAGAAATGAATTGCAAAATTATCAAGATGACGACCTAGTGATGTTTGTGGATGGTTATGACGTTTTAATTAATGAAGAAGAATATGGTATTATAGAACGCTATCTAACCTTTCATTGCAAAGTTTTATTTGCTGCTGAAAAAGTTTGTTGGCCAGATAGAAGTTTAGAGCCGTACT